TGTAATAACAGTTAACTAATATTTATAAAAAAATAAAGTATGAAAACAATAACTGAATTTATTGGGAAACACGGACTAATCGTAGTATTCGTTCTATTAATGGTGTCCACTTGTACTACTTCTATGAGTAGAAAAATGAGTGAAAAGAAAATGTTAAAACAAGTTGAGGGAGTCCAAAAAAGTTTGGATATCTTGACCAAAACTCTACAAAAAGAAATCAAAGTTGAAGGATTGAAAGTTGAGAAAAGAATGATACAATCAACTGACAGAAAAATAATGGATTTGAATAGACAAGCTGAAATAGATAAAGAACTCAAGACCTTAGATAAATGAATAACTTATTAAAATGGATTAAAGATAATCCCATCCGATCAATGTTCTTAGTCCCCATCTTTTTGGTGGCGGGTATATCCATATCTCACGTTGTTGCTTGGTATGATATTACCAATCCATTCAGTTGGGCAATCTATCTATCGGTGGCAATAGAAATAGGTGCGATTACCGCTCTAATTGCCGCTACACAGAAGATTAAAGGTGGGGTATGGTTTATGTTCGGATTGGTCACATTCGTTCAAATGATTGGAAATATATTCTATTCATATAAGGAGATTGATGCAAATGGTGAGTTATTCAAAGCCTGGGTTGAACTTATGTCCCCAATATTTGAGATATTTGGGACAGAACCAACGGATGTGATTTCACATAAAAGATGGTTGGCAATACTAGGTGGGGGATTACTCCCAATCATATCATTAACATCATTACATTTCTTTGTGAGATATGAAAAACCCAAACCAATAATTGAGAACGATAGGGATTTGGAAATAGTATCTTTGTTTGATTTGAAATCAACATTGGAACAAGAAGAAAAACCAAAGACAAAGAGGGGAAGAAAGAAAAAAGAACCAATTCAAGAAGAACCAAAAGTTGAAGAGACTCAAGAAGTTGAGGAAATAATTGCTGAAGAAGTTGAAAGTATAACTGAGACAACAACACTACCAACAATACAATTCATACCAAAACCACAATATATTGAGAAACCAAAACCAAGAAAATTAACATATACTAAAATACAATAAAGTGGAGGTAATTAAATACGGAAACTTTAAACCATTAGGTAAACAAAAGAAGAAAAACCAAATAATTCTCACACACACCGGAAGGAATGTTGAGAATTATTTGGCTTCTTTGTTATATAGATGTAATGGAAAATTTGATAGAATTCCAAATTATGTAATAAAGAAAAATGGGGATATATTGCAATTACTGGACAATATTGAACACACCAATTATTTCAATGAACCCAATATAAACAGAAACGGAATCATAATAAGTTTAGAAAATTTGGGGTGGTTAGAAAAACAACCATTGGAAAATTATTATGTTAATTGGATTGGTGATATTTATAAGGGTATTCCTTATGAGAGAAAGTGGAGGGATTATTTTTTTTGGGATAAATATACATCAAATCAAATTGAAAGTTTGGGTTATCTACTCAAAACAATAATGGATGAGATGAAAATAACCAAAGAAATAACAGGACACAATACAAAAATAAACGGAATTGAAATATTTAAGGGAATTGTATCTAGGAGTAATTTTGATGTGAATTATACTGATGTAAACCCTTCTTTTGATTTTGATAAATTAAGAAACATAATAGATATATGAACAAACATGATGAAATAAAGAGATTACTAAAAGCATCACAAAATATGTTGTCTAGTAGTAATACAATTTATGAAATGAATGAAATCAGACAAAAATATAGCCTAATATTAGAACAAGGTGTTGTCCCAACTTCTGGTGATATAACCAAAAAAATTAATGTAGCTTCAGCAATTGAAGATGATATGGATTTTGGTAGACAAAGACAATCTGATAGAGGGGGAGATAGGAGACAACCTGATAGGGATATGTCTTATGATGAAGAAACTAAATCATCACCAAGAGATAAAAGACAGGCATATAGAATATCTGGGGGTATTTTAGTCTTTCATGGGAAAAAACAATCAGAACTTGAAATAACTACAGATGAAAAAGTGGCTTTTCAAGAAACAATGAATGAATTTGTAACTGAAGTATCTGATTTAGCTGAGTTTAATCAATTAAATGTTTATCCAAATTTAGTTGAATGGTCTGGTAAATTAATTGAGTTTGAAATTGATTTTATATTTTCATTAGGTGAAGAAAATGGAATATATATCAGAGGGGAAATGATTAATACCGATGATGATTTTATGGAAATGATACAAAAACTAAAAACTTATTATGAAAAGTTCAAATCAAAATGGTCCAAAGTATTAGGTAATAGAAAATTAACTAAAATGCCATAAATATGAGTTTAACTAAAAACTTGGCGAATAAAATTGGAAATCTTGCCACATCAAGTGGAGGGGAAGACCAAGGAGAATTATTTAAATCAACTAGTGATATTATGAGTAAACTAGAACAAACAGAAAACACAATAATCAAGAAAAAGATTAAAAAAGGGGATATAGTTAATAATCTGTCCCAAAAAACACCAAAAATGGACAAACCTATTGGTAAATTATATTCAATGGGAAAATCAGAGACTAAAGAAGTTACTGGGTCAGGTAGTGCCGGTGGATATTCCGTCCCGCTATTTACAACTAATAAAAAAGATATGACAGAAAAATGGAGTCAAAAATATAAAGATTCTATTGACTGTGACAATCCAAAAGGTTTCAGTCAAAAAGCACATTGTCAAGGAAAATCAGATAAAGGTGAATTCAAGGAAGCAACTGGAGTTGCGTCTTCAGGTTCTTATGTGACTCCAGCGGCTTGGGCTAAGTCAACAAGTAAAAAAGATTGGAGAGGCAAGAGTAAAACTCAAATACCTGGTGGTAAATTCGTAACCGTAAAAAAGAAATGTAAAAAATTTCCATATTGTAACCAAGGGGATATCAAAGCATTAAAGTTTACTAATGAAGAAATGATAAAAAGAACGATTTCTGAATTAAGTAAAAAATATAATCTTAGTGAACAAATGATTAAGAAAATGATAATCAATCATTACTCAAACATAAAATGAACATATTTATAATAAAAACAAACAATGAAATACTCAGACAAATACTTAAAAAAAGCTATTAGACATAACCTTAATGAAACCTTGAAAGACAAGGCTGATATGTTGTATGGTAAAATAAAAGAAATGGAAATTGAAGAAGCTTTTGGAGACGAGAAAGGCATGGGGGACAACACTCCTTTTTTACCAAAAGGAACTAGATTGCGTAAATTTAAATCAGGTAAAAAATTTGATGACCTTAAAGATGGCGACATTGGAGGTATAACACGAAAACGTGAATTTGAAAATATGTTAAAAGATTTATTGGGCAAAATTGAAGATGATGACGACAATGGCGAGTATTTCTTAGACCCTGAAGGTGGTAACGATGATTTAGTTACTGAAGGAAGATTATGCGAACAATGTGGTGTTGGTAAAATGAATGAAGGTGAATGTAATGAGTGTGGTTATAGTAAATTAAACGAGAGATCACATGACTTAAATCGTAAAAACAAATTTGATTATGTTGAAAGTAGACAACTTAAAGGTAATCAAAGAAATTTGGACAAGAACAAAAATGGAAAACTTGACTCAGAGGATTTCAAACTTCTTCGTAAAGGCAAACATCGTGAAGAGACCAAAGAAGGTAAGAAATTCCCCGATTTAACTGGTGATGGTAAAGTAACAAGAAAGGACATTTTAAAAGGACGTGGTGTTAAACTAAAAGAATCTATTGAATATCGTATTAAAGATAGTCGTGGAGATATCATCAGATTAAGTGAGGATGATATGGTTGATTTAATTGAAAATATTGTTAATGAACAAAAGACAAAAATGAAATCATTGGAAAAACCTAGAGGTATGGTAACATATGAAAAAGCTCATAGAGAATCTGGAAAAGAAAACAAAGACTATATGACATCTTTGGGTAAAAAGATGAAAGATTATCTTAAAGACGGATCAAAAGGAAAATATGAAATGAACCCTAAAAAGTTTCCAGTTGGGAATGGCGAATTGGGAGAAATGAGTAAAAAAGCTTATGAGATGACAGATGAGTTGGAAGACTTTAATTATGAAATTGGAGGACAAAATTTCCCAGTTTCTGACGGAATTGAGTTTAATGAAAAACGTATGGATAAATACTTTAAAGGAGACTCAACAACTGGAAATGCACCTGGTGGAAACGCCTTAGAATCTGATGCCAATGAAAGATTCAATAAGATGAGAAAAAAGAATACTCTAAAGAAACTAAAAGACCAATCTTACAAACGCGTATCACAACCAGTATTTGATGAAAAATTTGAGGAAGTTGGAAAGTTGAATTTAAAAATGGAAACTATTGATGAGAAAAGAATCAATATCTTAAATGAAGAATTTGACCGAATAAAAAATTTATTTTCATATAATAGAAAAACTCAATAATATACATTTGTTAAATATACATTATAATTTCTCCATAAGCTAATCCTTATGGAGAATTTTTTTAATTATTTATCAAAACCCTTACCCTCCGATGATGTTGATGTTTGGTTTAGAGTCAATAATATAATCCCAGAGAAATTGGAATTATATTCTGACTTTAGTCTTTCATTACATATGATTATATGTGAGACCTATTTGGGTAATACAACAGATAGTAATGAAACTAAGATAAAATTAACCAATGAAGATAATTTAAACCATTTTGAATGGTGTTTTAACAAGACAATTGAAAACTTTAAGAAAGAAGGACTTGTTTTTAAAAAGAAGGGGGAACATTTTGATTATTTCAAAAGTTTTTTTATGGATGTGTACTATAACCAAAAGGAGGAAAAGGTTAAAAGTAGTGTTAAAACTTTCTTAATGCAATTGTTTAATACTAAGACATCATTTTCAAAATCTGATTTAGATTTGATTTCAGTTATATATAAAAACCTTGATAAGAATATGTCTATTTAACTTTTTCTATTTACAATTAAATAAAATAAATCTAAAATTAAATAAAAAAAACAATGGAAACATTAGAAAAAATCAAAACATTAGTTGAAGAATTGACAACAGATACAACAAAATTCTTTAAGGGTAATAACAGTGCTGGAACTAGAGCGAGAAAATTAGCACAAGATATTAAAATTCAACTACAAACACTTAGAACTGAAATTTTAGAAGAAAGAAAAAAAACCGATGCTTAGTTTAGATAGTTTATTTTTATTCGTGTTTATTTTTTCAATTCTTGTCCTAACAAGGACTTGCATTACATTTGTTAGCTCTCTCTTTTCAAATCCCCCTCGAAGGTTAATTTTTAATAGTAGAGAGCTAATATTGTTAGGGATGACAATATCATACATAATAACATACTTAATTAGAATATGAGTTTATATAAAGAATTTTCAACACTATTTCCATATATACAATCTGTAAGAAAGATTGAAACGTATTTGTCTTTTGATATCAGTTTTCCTAATACTTGGAAAATACCCAAGAAATATGTTGATGAAACCAAAATCATGGAACAACAAAGTACAGTACCAAATGAAAGATTATTTTCATATGTAAGTGAATTTAATGAAACTGAAATAGAACGGGTATATCAAAACATTTGTAGTATCATCAAGTACAATAAGGAAAGGGAAGAAAAGGACAAATTGTTTGAAGACAAAGTTAATGAACTTAAACGGATATTTGAGAAACAAAATTTAGATAAATTAAAGGGTTTGAATTTTCAAATTAATGAAATAATTGATCCCAAACAAAAATTAAAATTGGAAGACGATGAAGAACAAATCAACACAGATAGAGTGGCTGTTTAGTGAGATTAAAAAAGGTGAAAATCAAACCAACCTCCAAAAACTTGAAACAATCAAGGAAATCAAAAAATATAAAAAAGAAGATATTTTACCACAAAAACCAAAGAAACTAACAATATGGCAAAGAATCAAGAAGGTGTTAATGGGTTAATTCAAAAAATGGCAATGGTGTCAGATGGATTATTAGACATAATACCAAACTCAAAAGTGGTAGTTGTATATTCCCTTAATGATAATGATTTCAATATGATTAAAACTCAAGTGAATGACTTTTCAAATACCACCCAATTTAAAATAGATATTTCTGGAACTGAGTTTATTTTTTTAAAAGAAACGCAGTTGAATATGTCTGGAGATACTCTCTAGAAAACCCATTATCCACCAACATATCATATAATGATTTCCTCTGTATTGTGGAATAATCATTAACAATCATACAATCTTTACGATTTGTTTTAACAAATAAATTTGATAAAACATCGGTGAACCTAAGAGCATCTTCTTCACTTTTGAATGTAAATAGATTTATCTTTTCTTCATTTTGAAGAACAATCTTGTTGTTTAGTTTTGATATCATTTTTAAACCACCACCCTTTAAATATTTGTTTATAAATTGGTTGGTGGTTATTTTATTTTTTGTCTTGTAATCCAAAAATGATTCTTCCTTGTTGTATTGATGAATCTTTATAATACTGAACTCATCAGTGTCCAATTCAACCTTAATATTCCTACCCAAACTATCTTTAAGGTATATTGGATCCTTTCGTTTATCTTTTCCGATTAAGGCGATTTCATAATTACAAGGTTTTCCATTCTGAGTCTGAACATTGAAAATAACATTTTCACTTTTCTTTAACAGATTTTCATAACCTTTCTTTGCCTTATCAAAGGTGATAAACTTATTGATTATTTTTTTCTTTTCTTTATTTTTGAATAGGACTATTTGGTAGTTCATAATATAAAAATAATTAGACTTTAAATAATATAAATAATGGAAAATTACTATGACATATTGGGTGTAACTGAAACCGCCACCCCAGATGAAATCAAAAAGACATATAGAAAGTTGGCAATGGAACATCATCCAGACAAAAGTGGGGATGAAGAGAAGTTTAAAAAAATATCTCAAGCCTATGATATATTGGGGGATGATACCAAACGACAACAATACGATAACCAAAGAAAAAATCCATATGGTGACTTAGGCAGTATGTTTAATGACTTCTTCAATGGCGGGGGATTTACACAACGTAAAACCAGTGCTCCTGAGAAAGTTGTTAATGTTGAAATTGGTTGTCTTGAATCATATATTGGTGTTGAAAAGACATTTGAATATGAACGAAAGATTAAATGTGAACCTTGTAATGGTGCTGGAGGTGAAAGAATAAGATGTCATCAATGTAATGGTGTTGGACATACAACAATAACAATGGGGTCAGGGTTTTTTCAACAAGTAATAAGACAACCTTGTAACACTTGTAGAGGCGTTGGTGAGTTATTTAAAAAAGTTTGTAATGGATGTGGTGGTTCTGGTACAAACCCCAAAAAAGATTCAATTAAGGTCAAAATACCCCAAGGTATTGATGAAGGACAGTTTCTAAGATTACAAGGTAAGGGTGATTATTTTAGTGGGGGATATGGTAATTTAATTATTCGTGTGTTCATTAAACCAAAAGATAATTTTGAGAAGAGAGAAAATCATTTAATATATCAATCATATCTAAGCTTAAATGATTTATCCAAAGAAAATCTTGAAATACCCCACCCCAATGGAAATATCCTCGTCAAATTACCAGATGATTTTGATTCAACCAAACCATTGAGGGTAAAAGGAAAAGGATATAGGGGTGAGTATATTGGGGATTTGATTATCTATCTAAATGTTAAATTTAATAGAAAAGGGAAATAATATTTTTGAATAATAATATTGTCCCATAAATGGAAGTTCCAAGGATAAATAATGATAATCCGAATAACCCAATTTGTTGCCCACTTAAACCTTTTTTGCAACTTTTGCAACTTTTTTCTTGTTTCATATCTATATTTTTTATTATAAAAATACCATACTTTTATAACTAATAAAGATTTTGATTTTTTAAGATATTTATAAATAAAAATTTTACAATGAGATTCAAATCAATACTAAAACGATTAATACTTGAAAATACATCTAGATTCAAGATGTTGTATGATAAATTGGTAATACCATCAGAAGAAGACCTCAGAAAAAATCCAAATGCAAAAGGTAAATTGGCTGGTAGTACAATGACTAAACTTAATGACCAAACAAATGAATTGGAACAAGTACAAATAACACCATTTCAAGTATTAAAACAAATCATATTTTCCGACCCAACAACAATACCTTGTGCAACATCACCTTGTATAGCTGGAACTGAGCCATCTAATTTTGATATTGATGGTGCTAGTATAGATGATATGGAAAAAGTGAAAGTTGGTGAATATGCAAATTGGATATTATCTTATTATGCCGCAAAATTACCAAGTAATATAAAAGAACTAGACCCCAAATCACCAGAATACAAAAGAGCAGTTACAGAATATCGTAGACTTTTTATTGAGGATTTACCTAGTCTTAAAACTGATTTAATTAAATTCCATCAATTAAAGAAATTTAAAGATTTATTACCTTTAGATAAAAAAGACATCAATAAATTAACACCAAAAGATTTGGGTGATGTCTGTATGAATTATCAAATACCGGAAAAAAATATAAATAAACAGGTTAGGAAAGAAGCTGAAAAAGTTCAAGGTGATAATCCTTATAGTAAATTTGATTGTCCGATAGTTTATCAAGGTAAAGATTGGGTTGTTGTTGAAATTAATCCTAAAAATCCATTGGCTAGACACGCGGCAGTATTTTATGGTGGAAGTCAATTGAAAAATGATGGTGAGTCTAATTGGTGTACTTCGGCACCAGGTAACGCTCTATTAAAAGGTGAAAAAGGATATGTAAGTAACTTTGATTATTACACAACACCTTATGAAAATGTTAAAACAAAATGTGCTATAGATTCCCCATTGTATGTTATTTTACCAACAAATGACGGTGGTAATGTATCACCAAAGTCGGGATTACCAAAAAATAGATTCCAATTTAATTTCATTAAAGAACAATTTATGGATTTATTAGACCGCCAAATTGATTTGGGTAAATATTTTGGTCAGAATGGTATAATGAGAGAAATATTTGATGGATTACCAATATTCAGAGAGGGATTTGAGATGTTATTTAAAAAATATGTTATGAGTAGTAATGAGGAAGCAATCATTACCTACCCAACTAGTAAAGGAATTTTTGAAATATTTGGTTTTGAAGCTTTGTTAGATAAATTACCTGCTAATATTAAAATTTTACAACTTATTAACAGTACAAAAGACCAAAACAGAGCTTTTGAAATACCAGATTCTATTGGTAGATTTACCGAACTAACTTCATTGGTATTTGACGCTTCAGCTAAAAATATCCCAAATACAGTTTCAAACTTGAAAAACTTGACATTTCTTTCTATTCTTAATTGTCCCCTAGTGAAACAACTACCAGAAAGTATCAGTGAATTGGAAGAATTGAATTTTATAGTACTTAGAGGTAGTAATCCTATGATACCACCAGTTTTGAAAGAGAAATTGATTGAAAGAAAAGATGGAATGTTTTATGTACAATAAAAAATAAATTATTATGAACATAGATGTTGAAATATACATTAAGAATTTTATAAACTTCTTTGAGAAAAACCCCAACGAGTTAATGGAATTAATTGGGGGAGACCTCAAAGAAGTTTTTTATGAGAAGGTAAAAGAACTTTGTTATAAAAACCTTGACGCTGGATTGGATCTCATCCCAACCAGAACACAACTGATTGATGTTGTTGTGAGTATTAAGAAAAATCCAAAAGGAATATTAACTTTGGATGGTGTATTCATTGAAACCAAATATGGTTTATTTTCATTAAATTAAAAATATTTTGAACTTCTTGGAACTAACTGGGGGTGACCTTGGTTTATTGTATTGTAAGTTGATTATTTAATATTAAAATCCATCATTATGAAAAACTTCAAATTATCTGGGGAACAATTTGTTCTCTTGACAGCACACACACTTACTCTCAGAAATCATTTCGTTAGAGAAATGGATAAAACTGAATATACAGAGGTAAAGGAATTTTACCAAAAGGAAATTGATAAGATTAATTCTTTATTCGATGAATTGAATTTACGGTTCAAAACCAAATTTTAAAAAAATATAAATCTTTAGGGAACTTTCCACCCCAATCTTAGGTTTATAATATTGTAAGTTTATTATCCACCAATAAAAAATATATCTGATATGAAGACATTCACTAACAAAATGGGAATTACTATTTCAGTAGGACAAGATTCAGTTCTCCATAAAAAATTTTTAAATGTTGATGGTGAAGAAGGTGTTGTAACAGAAATTACTCCATCAGGTAGATACTTCAAAGAAAGTAATCATTCAGGTTTATTTTCTACCTTAACTTTCAACCTTAAAGGTTCATTTATGGGGAGTACTTATATTGAATTAGTAAAATAAATTTTAAACTATAGGAACTTTCCACCCCAATCTTAGGTTTATAGTATTGTAAGTTAATTATCAACCAATTAAAAACATAAATCATATGACAATCCAAGAAATCAAATCTATCGCTCCAGCAGTATTCGCAACTTCAGCAGATCCTAAAATGTCCAACAAATACATGTTTGTACCAACTATGGATATAGTGGAAAACTTTACCAACCAAGGATGGGAACTCTCCTCAGTCAAACAAAATGGTAAGGATTTGTATGGTACTCACGAGTTGAGGTTCAGAAACGGAGAACTACCAAAAGTTGGTGACACATTAGTTGAGGCAATAATCCGTAACAGCCACAATGGTATGACAACTCTGAATGTAGGTGCTGGGCTCTTCAGATTGGTTTGTTCCAACGGTCTTACAGTCCCAACTGCAACAGCCGAACAATTCAATATCCGTCACATGGGATTTGATAGTGAGGAAGTTAAGAAACTTACTGAGAGTTTCTCCAAGAAACTTCCACTCATCCAAAGCTCAGTTGATAAGATGATGGACAGAATGATGACGGAAGGTGAGAAGATTCAGTTTGCAAAGGACGCATCAATCATCAAGTGGGGAATGGGTTCAGTTCCATTCGTGGATTATGAGGAGTTGATTACTCCACAAAGAACTGGCGACAATGATGACAACCTTTGGACTACCTTCAACATTGTACAAGAGAAGTTCGTAAAAGGCGGACTTGAGTACAGAAGTCAGGCTGGCAAGAAAACCTCTCTCAAAGGTCTCAAGAACATTATGGCGACCAACACCATGAACACCAAACTCTGGGAACTTGCCGACACTCTTGTCTATTAAAAATAAAATGGGGAGATACTTGATATTCTCCCCATTTTTTATTATTAATTTCTAAAAGAAATTATATGGGGGTAATATACGAATATAAGATTGAAAAATATCTAACAAAAACATATAAGAATTATTGTGACATAATAGACAAACCGAAACAAGACAACCCATTCTTTTTTCAGCCGGAATATATTTTTGACAGTTTATTGGAAACATTATTTGATGACAAATCTTTTGTTAGTAATTACGGAAATCAATTTGCTGAATGTAGACACGATAGATATAGGATTAAAGTAGAAACCTCAGAAGATAAGGTCTCACTCAAGTTCTATTTTTATAGTAATCATAGAATGGTGGGACAAAAGTATTTTAATAAACATATGTTCATTAAATTTGTAACTTACAATTACAAGAAAAATGAAATATACACAGGTAATAATACAATACGAAGAAAAAAGAAATTTAATACTATCCATAAAAATACTTGGTATTTAACCCCACTTTCAACTCTCTCCAAGGTTATATTCCAATATTTTAAACCAAATAATATTAAACCACAAACTTTTGAAGAAGTTGATTTAAATACAAAAGAAATCAATAAGTGCTTTGACTTATTTTTGGAACATATCCCCAATCTAGACAATTCAATTGTTAGTCCTGACATCAGAATATATAAACATTATTTGGATGGAATTGGGGTTAAATTACCAAACAATTGGCATATATTTAAACCATCATACCCCCAAATAACCAAGAAAATATATAAGAAACATAAGTTCAAATTCATTGATGCTTATATGAGTGTTAATAGATTGAATGGTGATAAGATTAAAAGGGTTCTACATACAGTTACAACAGTTAGGGGAATATATAATTTGAGATTTGCTTTAGAATTATTTGGTAATAATTTTATATTATCCAAGGAGGATAGTGTGATTAAATATATTGTTGAATCACCCCCAATGCCTGGTATAGAACATCTCTATTATCCGTATTATATGTATTCATTTTCCAAAAATGAGTTATTAAATTGTTTTGATATATTCAAACTTATGATAAATGGTTCAATCAATCATAATACATTCATTGACCATTTGGAATTCAGAGATAAACTTAGTCAATTTGAACCTGTAACTTGGAAATCAAAAACATATGCCGAATTTAATTCAGAACATTTCATTTGGAGTGAGAAGGTTGCCAAATTCAAAGATCCAAGATATCAAAGAATGTATAACCCAAGATTTAAGGAAATTGTTGAAGAACCAATGGATAACTATTATCCAGTCTTATTAACAACATTTCAAGAATATTCAATGGAAAGTATTGTCCAATCAAATTGTGTTAGAACTTACAACAATCGTCCAGAATCAATAATTATATCCATTAGGGTTGGTGACATAGAAGGGGAGGAAAGAGCTTCTGTGGAGTACAAAATATATGGAGATGAAGATAATATTGAATTGGTTAGAGTTCAAAGTTTGGGTAGGTTTAATAAACAATTGGACATAACTTGGGATTCATATTTGGAAGAAATGGATAAACGGATTAAATATATAATGGATAATAATATATTTGAACTACCAAATTATTCTGTTGAATATAAAGGGGTGAAACTTGAAGGGAAAATTATCTTTAATGACCTTAAGGAAATATATATGACACCAGGACAAAGAGGGAAAAAAATAAATAGAACATTGAGATTTGATAATAGCTCAATTGAAATATATAAACCATCCTTTAACTTAATTAGAACACCAGATACAAACTTTATAGATGAACTACTCTTTTGATGAACGAATAACCAGAATTTTCAAGGAAAGATATAAGGTTGAACCATCAATTTTATATCTTGAAAATGAAAAAATTGATAAGGAAAAAATTGAGAAATTCCTTAACAAATCATATCTTATATATGTGAATAAGGAAGTCATTGACTATAAGATTGTTGAGGTGGACAGACTAGTCGAATATGACTCAAGTGGAATTCTTATTTACATAAAAGGGGGTATTAATATATTTATTTTTACTACGGTAGACAGATTGAATGTTGCCGAATTTACATTACATAATCTTATAAAATTAAACAAATAATGGAAATTACAAGTGAAGAATTAAAGTCAAAGATTAATAATGGGGAACAAGTCATAGTTGACTTTTGGGTGTCCTTTTGCGGCCCATGTAAAATGTATAAACCAACATTTGAGAAAGTTTCCGAAAACTCTCAAATACCTATGTACACAATGAACGTTGAACACAATGGGGACTATGCCATAGAATTAGGTGTCAGAGCTGTACCAACAACAAAGGCATTTAATAATGGTGGGGAAGTATTTACTAAGTCGGGAATAATGACTGAAGGAGAATTAAATACAATCGTTAAAAACTTAATCAATGGATAATAAGTTGGTAATCCTATATACAATGAAGGGATGCCCCCATTGTGTAGTCTTCAAACAAATGTTAAAAGATAATGGAATTCATTTTTACGATAGGGACATTGATGAGTATAGTGATGAGTTTGACATCTTTGTTGAATTAACTGGTAAGGATTACGTTCCATCATTTATGTTGGTTGATGAAAGTGAATCAGATGAACCAATACCAATGTTATTTGCTCCAGAGGTTGATTTCAATGAATTGGAGGAAGGTCTTGAAATAATTAAAAAGTTCTTAATGTAAAACAATCCCCATCATAATCGGTGGGGATTTTTGATTTCACATTATAATGACTTTATTGATATTGTAAATATTTATATTGAAATAAACATAAACTAAAAAAAAACAAATTATGCCATTAAAAGTAGACAGATTAATCACAGACACAGTTGACACAACTTCGTTATCAGTAAACGGAATCAATGTAACTGGAAAAGACACTAAACATTATGAATTGGATTTGGATGTAACTAATACCGTTACAGTAGATACAACATTTGGGATTATTGACATTACTAATATTACAGCGGCAACAGCACCAACATCCGCGTTTACTAGTAATGTAACATTTTACATCAATAATCCAGCATTGGATTTAACTGTAGGTAATATAGATAATGTGTATGTACAGTTCTCGGTGTATTATAGTCAGACAGGTGATGATAACGCAATACCTTATTTGATTTCAACTGGAGGTCCTATAGGATTGGAATTTAAGTTATATAACGCAAATCCCGCAACCGAAGGAGCTGATAACTTTCAGGGTGAATTGTATGTATATTTTGAGTTATACACAATTAACTAAAACAAAAAATCCCCATCTCTAAGGTGGGGATTTTTAATTTAAAATATAATCAAATCTTTCATTCTATCTTTAACCAACCAAGGTTTATCGCCCAACTGATTAGTAATATCGGTTTCAATATCAAAGTCATTTAGATAGTCATTGACGAACTTATTAAAGTTAAAATCAAATACATCTAGCACCAATGATTTGATATCTTTAAAATCATATATTGAATCACAAACAATATCTACATTCAAATCATCATCAATTATATCAGAGGTATATTTGAATAGAATCTTATCTGTGACCAAAATATCAAACAGATGATTACAGACATACTCCCCATAATAAAACTCTCTCCTACCAAGATTTAGACTATAACCATAAGGGAAAGATGAGGACACGGACATAAAGTTCGTAGAATTGACAATAGTTAAGTTGTGAGACATAAATGGGGAATAGAATTCTAACTCCAACTTGTCTGTATAATTTATGTTATTCAAAAACTCTTTGTTATATTCTGTTTCTCTATTAACTTCATCAATTACCTTTTGATTGAATATTGGTCTATCACTATTGTAATATGTGAAATGAAATTCATTTGAATTTAGTGGTTCTCTATAATCAATTAAGTCAATGATGTTAATATGTTTTAGATTTAGAAAATCAATTAAAGATTTATGTTGTTCAACAAAGGTGTCTCTAAGTTTATTTAAGTCCAAAACAGTATCAGAGGATGTTGAACCATATACAACCAAAAATGATTTAAAATCAATAACTTGAAAACGTGATTTGTGGATGGGGTCAATATTTTTTATTATATAATCCGCAAATAGATTAACAAACCCCTCCTTTGAAAATGTGTTTATGTATTTCATAATTTTTTAATTAATGTATACAAAAAAATTATGACAATATAAATAAAAAAAGGGACAAATAATGTCCCCTTCATTTTACCTCCCCATCAAAAAATATTATTTTTTCTTATAATATTTCTCAACGACTTTCTTGATTGACTCCTGAATTGTGTTACTTTGCGAATTCTGAGTGTTTGGCTGAGATTGATTCGCTGGAGTTGAATGGGTAGGTTGAACTGGTTTGTTTTTACATCCACATCCGGCCATAATTGTTTTGTTTTTTAGTTGTTTATGATTTCAAATCTATGACTATAACAAGTTTGTCTGATTGTATTACATTTTTTATTACCATTGTCTATTGGTTTACCCCTCAAACAAACTGATAATGTTTGTCTAACATTTTTTTCATTACCATTAGCGAACCCATTATCTAATAAATATCTAGCACCATCCTTTAAGTTATCAAAAATGTTAAATATATTATTTTTCAAATTGATTAAACTATATTTTGAAAAATTACCATTTTTAATTTGATTATGTTTTGATAATTTCATTTTAACTTCATCGCTTACAATATTTCTTCTTGAATCCCCAACCAATGCTAAATTGTAACCAAACTCCATCTCATTAGACTTATAATAATTAATATAATAATTTTCTCTTGAAATTAAATCATTTTCTTCACATAATTCCAATATTTCAAATTCAAAAACCTCAGTACCATTTTTATTATAAGATTTCTGTAAATAAATGTTTGGGTGAACACCTTTGTTCAGCATCCAAAAATGTTTATACTTTCTTTTATTCAAAACAATAGAACTACCAATATAAACTTTATTGTTTATTTTATTTTGTATTTTATATATCCCAATATTCATAACCATAAATATCTAATTACTGATATATTTATTATATGTAAATTAAACAAAAATACTTTTTTAATGAGAAAAATAATCAGACGTACAGAACGAGATTTAACCAAGTTGGTTAAAAGGGTGTTAAATGAATCCAAACTAAACGAACCTACGATTGGTGAAAATAATACTTACACATCTTTTGACGAAGCATATTCTTTTATGATGGAACTAGATGAACATTTGAATGAGTTAGCACCAAGTGATAATGTTTGTGATAAAAAACATTTGAATATGTTACACAGGATATACAATACCGCACACTATAAGGTAGATGAATTGAAAAAGAAATATAAAAGTGGGGTAGATTTACCTGCTCAAAGAAATTTTTCATCAAATAGTAATGAAGAAAAGATAAATGATTTCATTAAAAAATATGACCATTTACCTGATCCCAAGTTTTATGAGTTTGCTGAATTACTATCAAAATAAATTGGGGTATCAGTAGAAGAAATAAGAAAAATGAGACTTAATTTTATTAAAAAGAAATATAGTAAATTATTAAAACCTAAACACGATGAAGGTAGAATGAGAAAAGACCCTCATCATAAACAAGCACAAGAAATGTTTAGTATGGCGGGAACATGGTTGGATTGTTGCAAAAAAGGATATTATGATTGTGACGATGATGACCCCCCATTCAAATTCAATGATGGTCCATTCAAATATAAAGAACCTAATGTAACATATGAACCAATTGGAACTGGTGGTGGACAACCAACTAAGGATGATAAATCAGATAATATAAATCCTGGTAGAGAGATGTCAGAACAAATAAGAAGAACATTAAGAAAACTATTATGAGAAAAATAATATTAAACGAAGAACAATTCAAAAGGTTAATCAAATTGTTGAAAGAACAAAATGAGGATTATGAGTATTATATAATGGCACCAGATGAATATAGAACATTAATGAAGATGGCGTATTATCAAGCCGATGCAACTTATATTAAAAAATTCAAAGGAAAACCACTTTACATAACAGGTAATTTAAAATTGAGTGATATGCCAGAAATGACTGAGTTGGGTAATGTTGCTTACATTTATGGTAATTTAGATGTATCACATACCAAGATATCTGACATTGGTAAAACCATTGTAAAAGGTTATGTTACTGATTGGGGTACACCCATAGAAAAACGAAGGATTGCACGAGAGGAACAAGAAAAAAAGGAATTAGCCCTAGAAAGAAAAGAAAGTGGTGAATGGGATTTGGATAATCCTGATATAGATGACGAAGGACTAATAGTCAATGCCTTATACCAATATTTGGTTAGTGAAGGAGAACTAGATGAAATGGATGAAGATACGAAAGAAGAAATTGAATCTTTAAAGGAAAGAATTGAAGAATTAGTACAACAAGGTGCTGAATTAGACCCAGACTCCGAAGAAAGGGAAGAATTATATAATGAAATTGATAATCTACAAGAAGAAATTGATGATTTGACTAACGATGTTGCCGATGTATATTCTATCATACCAATGAAATATAGACACTATGAGATGAGTATGTTTGAAGTTGTTGGACATAGAGGGAAAGAATATGCTGTTGGAACTATGGCTGACGCTGAAAAATCTGCTTTACAATATACGATAGAACTTGGACTTGAAGGTGTTGATTTAGCACAATACATTGATGAAGACCAAGTAAGAGATGAAATGAGAGAACATTATGAAGATAGTATCCGTGATAGTCCAGAATCTTGGTTTGACTCTGATGACTTTGAGTTAACAGAAGAACAAGAAGAAAGAAAAGAACAATTGGAAAATTATATTAGTCAATTGGAAGAACAACAAAGTAATTTGGAAGATGAAATTGAAGACCCAGATGAATATTCTGAAAAATATGATGAAATTCAAGAACTGATTGATAATGCTCAAGAGGAACTTGATGGTATTGAACCTGACACCGAACCAACAGATGAAATGATTGAAGATAAAGTTGATTCATTGGTTGATAGTGAAAGCCCAATTGATTATCTAACAAATATGGGTGCTGATTTGAAATATTATGTGGATATTGATGAAATAGCTAAAGAGATGGTAGATATTGATGGAATTAGAATTTTGTCGAGTTATGATGAACAAATGGTTACAACCTCGGATGGTCAAAGACATAGATTTGTTGTAATGAGAATTAATTAATTTATTTTAATCAAAACTTTAATTATATTTGGTATTATGAAGAAATTAAAGTTTTTGATGGATACAGATTGGTTGTTCCATGGTGTAATTGATGCAGAACAAAAACAATATGTTTTGTTGGGTTATTTCCAAAAATTAAATACCCAATTGGAAGAAATGAAAGTTTATCCAATGTTTACGGAAATAACCCTCCATTTAGCAAATATCAAAAACATATCCAAACACGGAAAAATTATATATGTTGATAAAAAACTTAAATCAATTGATGAAGAATTAAGTTTTACCGATTTAAAGACAAAAGAAATCCCCAATCTTACAGAACCAAAAAGAACCGAATTAAAAGAAATATTGAAATATAGTGATACAAAACTTCAGGATTATTTCAATATCATTAAATCAATATGGACAGTAGTTTACGATTCCATTGAAGTAACCTCCATTTTAAACGAAGATAACTTAACTTCAAAGAAGGGTTATTGTAATACCAAATCTAATAATTTTACCAAGATTTGGGAGTATAATATTAGAAAGTATAAGAATTCAAACAAGACAACATTTACTGAAGTTACTGATCCCAACATATTAAAAATTATCATATCAAAAGAGAATGAGTTACCAGTGTTCAATATCTTTTGTTCCAAAGACGTTCCATTCGAAGAAACGTTATTTCCATTAATAAAGAGAAAGGTATTGTCTTATATATTCCAATCAAAAAACTTAACAATTAGATAGACAATTTAACTGAAATATTTTATCATTTTTAAAAAACATATGGAATCATTAAAAATCAGAATCACATTGACCAACACAAAAGGTTGGAAGGAAACAAAAGATGTATCCTTATCCGTTTATCAATCCCAAAAAGAAAACGGAAATAATCCTTTGGATAATATAGTTGAACAACTTCTCCAAGATTATGAAAAAACAGGAAAAAATATGAATAAAACTAAAAATGAAGAAATCAAATGGAGACCGTAACTAAAACTTGGGAGAAGAAAGAAAATATCAATCACCCCAGTCATTATGGGGGAGAATCAAATGTATATGAAGCCATCAAAGTTATTGATGCTTGGGAATTAGGATTTGCTTTGGGTAACACCGTAAAGTATATTAGTAGAGCTGGAAAGAAAGATAAATCAAAAGAAATTGAAGACCTTAAAAAAGCCTTGTGGTATCTTCAACATCATATTAATCAATTGGAAAATAAATGAATGTATTAAGTCTGTTTGATGGAATTAGTTGTGGCCAAGTTGCATTGAATCGTGCTGGGATAAAGTATGATAATTACTTTGCCTCAGAAGTGGATAAGTATGCTATTAAAGTAACACAACACAATTACCCCAATACAATTCAATTGGGGGACATAAAAGAAATAACTAGTAGTAATCTACCTGCAATAGACATTTTATTTGGTGGTTCACCTTGTCAAAACTTGTCTTTTGCTGGTAATATGAAAGGTATGGCAACAAAAGACAATTATGAGATTACTACTTTGGATGAATATCTAAGATTGAAAAATGATGGATTTGAGTTCCAAGGACAATCTTATCTATTTTGGGAATATGTTAGAATACTGAAAGAAGTTAAACCAAAATATTTTCTACTAGAAAACGTTAAGATGTTAAAGAAGTGGGAAAATATGATTTCTGATGTCTTGGGAGTCAAACCTATTGAAATCAATTCAGCACTTGTTTCAGCACAAAACAGAAGAAGATTGTATTGGACAAACATTCCCAATGTAACCCAACCTATTGATAAGAAAATTATGTTGAAAGATATAGTTGAAGAACAACCGATGGGGTTATCAATTGATGAAAAAATTTCAAATTTAAGGTCTAGTATAGATTTTGAACAGAATGAATTAGCAATAACTTTCAAGGCAATTAATAGTAAAAAAATTGTTGTTAATTTGTCAGATAACACACCAATTTCATTTTATGAAACAAGAACTCAAGAGGGTAAAGATATGAGGAGAAAGATAAGACAGGAAACTGGTAAGGACTCAACACCTAGGAGTAAAGAACATAAGATGTATGCACAGCAGAAAAATGGTAAAGGTAATTGTTTGGTTACAGTAGAGTCACCATTGGATTATATTGTTGATAATACTTGGAGATATAGAAAACTACATTTAATTGAAATGGAACGACTACAAACAATTCCTGATAACTATACTAATGTTGTCACATCAACTCAAGCGAGAAAAATGTTGGGAAATGGATGGACGGTGGACGTTATTGCACACATATTAAAAAATATTGAACAATGAATGTATTAAATCTATATGCTGGAATTGGGGGAAATAGAAAATATTGGGAAAATGTTGAAGTAACAGCCATTGAGTATAATGAAGAAATTGCAAATGTATATAAACATTTTTTTCCGAATGATAATGTAATTGTTGGTGATGCTCACGAATACCTTGCCAAGAATTGGAGAAACTTTGATTTTATTTGGTCTAGTCCACCTTGTCAAAGTCATAGCAAAGTTAGAATGATGGCAAGTAAAAGTGGAAGTTACGATTCAGTTATGCCAGATATGAAATTATGGGCTGAGATTATTTTCTTACAAAATTATACAAAAAACACCAATATAAAATTCGTTGTTGAAAATGTTAAACCATACTATGAGACACTTGTTCAGCCAACTATAAATTTGGGAAGACATTTGTTTTGGACAAACATTGATATTCCCAAAATTGAAATTAAAGATGGTTTAACCCATAACGAAAGAGGTATGTCTGACAAAGGATATTTTGATTTAAGGGTGTTTAAACTAAAACATAGAAAAGACCAAATAATAAGAAATTGTGTTGATCCCAATGTTGGGAAATATATCTTGGATTGTGTTATCAGACAAATTGACATTTCAAATAAAATCAACTAATTTTATAAAAATATTAAATAATGAATGTACTAAGTCTTTTCGATGGGGTTAGCTGTGGACAAGTCGCACTTAATAAAATAGGAATAAAATATGAAAATTATTTCTCAAGTGAAGTTGATCCCTATGCAATCAAAATAACACAAAAGAATTTCCCCAACACAATTCAACTTGGGGATGTTACACAAATTAAAGGTTCTGACTTACCACCAATCCACCTTATAATTGGTGGGTCACCTTGCCAAGGATTTTCAAATGTTGGAAAGGGATTGAACTTTGATGACCCAAGGAGTAAATTATTCTTTGAGTTTGTTAGAATAAAAAATGAATGTAATCCAAAATATTTTCTACTTGAAAATGTTGTAATGAAACAGGAGTGGCAAGATATTATATCTGAACAAATGGGTGTTAAACCAATTCAGATAAATAGTAAATTGGTCTCTTGTCAGAATAGACCAAGATTATATTGGACAAATATTCCAAACATAACACAACCAAAAGATTTGGGTTTAAGAATATGTGATGTTATCAGTCCAGAATTTAAAGACAAATATCCGAACTACTTGGACTTATTATTTTATGGGGGACCAAAGATTAGAAAGGATGTTGTCCAACACTACAAAGAGAAAGCATCTTGTTTAACCGCGACAATGTATAAGGGACAAGTTAATTCATTTTGTAAAAATGAATTGGGACAGATTTATAAATACTCACCACAAGATTGTGAGTTAATGCAAACATTACCACTAAATTATACGAGTGGGTTATCAAATACTCAGAGGTATAAAATGTTGGGGAATGGATGGACGGTGGATGTGATAGCACATATATTTAAGAATATGGAAGGGACTCATTGAGTTCCTTTTTTAGTTTGTTGAGTATTTATAGAAAACATATTTATGGAAATTTTAACTGATGTGCAATTCAAACAAAAAGTCAATCAATTGTACCATGAAGAAAAAGAAAAAATAATAACAAAACAAAAATGGAATAAATTATCTAAAAACGAGAAAAAAATTGTTTTGGAAATATATAATGTATTGTACCCAAATAAAAAAATAAATATTAATGAAGCTCGTTGGTATAATACAGTTATGGATGTTTTAGGTATGCTTCCTGTTGTTGGAACACCAATTGACTTATATAATGGATATAGTTATTGGAGACAAGGCGACATCCTATTTGCTATTTTGTCTTGGATTAGTGCAGTACCATTAATTGGCGACATTCTTGGGGGTGTATTAAAACCGACATTTAATTTAATAAAGGTTGGTGGTAAAGGGGTTAATCTTTTAAAAGCCGCAATATTAGCAAAAGACGCCGCAAAAATAGCTGAAACTGCAAAAAATGTTGGTGGTCCTGTTGTAAAAATTCTTGAGAAAGCACCATTTTGGGGTGAAAAAGTAATAAAAATGTTAGAACAAACCGCTAAATATATTCCATTTTTAGGTGGAGGGTTCGTTAATACTGCAAAATCTTGGTTAGAAATTTTTGGATTAGCAGGAAAGGAATTAAAGACATTTGAGTCTTTAGGTAGACCAGCAGTTAGAAAATTGATGGGGAATACTAAATGGTATATGGGTTGGTTAGATTGGTACGGATTAACTGACTTTAAAGGAACTGAAGATGAATTAAGAAAAATTGTACCTGATTTAGATACCAAAGTAGCCCAATACGCATCAACTCCAGAGTCAAAAAATATATTGGCTCAAAGTAGTGATACAGAACCAATAACACCACCACAAGTCACATCACCACCCTCACCACCACATAGTTCAAGAGTAGATCCTATTGAACTATTAATGAAATTAATATAACGATTAAAATGAAAATTTATAAGAAAAAAAGTTTACTACTAGAAAGTGGTATACAAAACATAAATAAATTAGCTGACAGATATAAAAAAGCGAAAATCTACTTTCATCAGGACCTTTGACTTGACGGAGTTACAACGGCCTTGGCCATGAAAAAATATTTGGAGGATTATGGAATCAAAGTTGTTGATGCCGAAACCATTCAATACGGACCCTCAGAATTCGCCATAAAGAAACCAAATGCGAGTGGTGAGGTTATGCCAGTATTAGTAGATTTTGCTCACGGAAAACCAATGTTTGTTATTCATACTGACCACCACGATACACAAGCTGGGGCTGAATTTACAAAATCAAAACAATTCTCACATTCAAGGTAAAATGTTAAGACGGTATCTGAAATAATATCATCAAGTGATATATTCACAAACACGGACATTCAAGCAATCTCAACGGTGGATAGTGCTGACTTTATTAGATATGGTATTACTCCACAAGATATTCTAAACTTTGATTTCAAAAACTCTAGTAAGAAGAATAGATTTATGCTCACCTTTGTTGTTAATAAATTGTTATTAACATTCAAAAGTCAGGACAATTTCTTGGAAACATTAGTTTTAGATTGTACACCATCAATTATTAGCATTTATCTAAAGATAAGACAATTACTTGGTGGAGATTTCAATGAATTAGTTGAAGACTTATTACAGAATCAAACAGATTATACTGAACGTAGAACAACCGATAAGGACATTAACATTGAAGATAGTGTAATATTCCAATATGGGTTGGGTTATATTAGACCAAAGGGTTCGTATGATAGATATACCCCATTTATCAATAATCCAGATGGGGACTTTTTAATAACGGCATATCCAATGGGGATGGTTCAAGTATCATGTAATCCATTTAAAGAAGATAGAAAGTTAAAAGGTATTAATCTTGGTGAAGTCAAGGATGATGTTTTAAAAGAATTTGAGGGGGAACTTAAAAAAATTAAGGTTAGATTATCAAGTTTGAAATGGATATCCGAGAGTGACCCAGGATTTAATGAAGAGTCAGTTGGTTTTACTTACAAGGACTTAAAAGCGTTATATGGGAATGTATATGAGATGATGGATGAAAGTGTCTCAGAAGAAGATTTGGAAAGAATTATGGACACCCAATTCATTAATTTAAATGAGGAAGACAAAGAAGTATTGGATAACATTGTAATTAGTGGTTGGGACATTGTTCTTAAAAATAGTGGTGGCCATAAATGTATTACCAATATATCAGGACTTAACTATTTGAAGAGATCCAACAGACCCCCCAATAAAGAGGAAAAACGACCAGCAAGAGAAACCGTTAGAGTTAATAATGTTTATAGTACTGATTTAATTGTTGAGAATATTGAGGTGGATTCAACTGTATCTAAATTGGATAAAAAAGGAAATAAAAAACCATTATCTGATGGGCAATATTACATTCAAGATACTTCAGAAATAATGAAAATTGAAAATGGTAGGGTTGTTAAGATAGGAAAATATAATCCATTTTCGGTTAAAGAAGACGAGACACCATATGTTGGATTTGTAAAAAAAATTGCTCAATCATTTAAGGGTAAATTGGTTCAGATGATGCAAAGTGAAACCAATGTAAATGAGAGTTATTTTAGGAATATAATAAAAAGAGTATTAAGATAATATTAAGAGGGGAATGTAACAACATCCCCTTTTTTTATTCCCAATTTCTTGCAAGTTCCACCTTTGACTTCCAAGATATAACCACCATCTCCACAATATCTTTTACAAGGTTCATCTTCACAGGGGGGACAATTATGATAAATTTTTGTTATCTTATCACCGTCAATGAATATCATATCCAAGGATATAATACAATTTTTCATCCAAAAACAATGTTCTTGGTTTTTCATAACAAATAACATTCCGTTGAATGTTTTATCAAAGGTTTTGTTCATCATCCCTTCTTGAGTTTCTTTTGGGGATGTTTGAACTTTTACCTTGAATTTATTATCATTTATACTTAACTTCATATATATAAATATAAGAATAATTGAATATGGGAAATTGTGCTGGTATATTATTAAAATATAAGAATCAATGTTTATTGTGTAAACGTAGTCAGAAGGGAAGTTTACCAGGTATATGGTCAGTTCCTGGTGGACATTTAGAAAAGGGTGAAAAGATTGAGGAAGGGGCAATAAGGGAATTTAGGGAAGAAACTGGACTTCAGATTATTGATAACTTGGATTATGTTGCAACATTGAATGGTGCATCAAGAATGAAATATTATTTGTTTATGTATGAGATTTCAACAAAGGTTGATATTGATTTGGATGGTGCTAGAGATGGGTATGAACACGATGAGTGTAAATGGTTTAATAAAAAAAAACTTGCCAGAAAAGGTGGAAAAACAACTTTTTTTTATTATAAATAAGATTTTTTGAAAATATTGATATATTTATATTTCACAACCCCCAACTCCCTTTCTTTATGTTGGTTAATATATA